CCTATGGAAGCCTCACGACGAGAAGAGCTATTGCCAAACGTGTTAAGATCGTCAGACGTGCCGCCCGTGATTGTGGTAGCGCCGGATTTGGAACCCCCAAACAGACCGCCCAATAACGAACCAGCGATGGACCCAATAACCTGACCACCGGGAATAGGCAGAACGGAGCCGATTGCTCCGCCGATTGCGCCACCTGTGGTGGAAGTGTTGAGACCGAGAGCCTTACCGATGCCCGCAACTTGCGCGCCGAATTGAGCGCCGCCAAACGCCTTGCCGAGGACTTGTCCGAGGTCCCCGATTTCGAGGCCGACATCTTTAAACAGCTTGCCGATACTGTCAACAAACGGGCCAAACAACGTCTTGAGGTCATGGAATGTATCTTCCCACACGCCCTTGTACGCGTCAACAAAGTTTTCAAAGAATCCTTTAGGCAACTCGGCTTGTACGACGATAGGCTCTCCCTCGCCCTGCGTCGTAGCGCCAGCGCCGGGGATGGTCCATCCGCCCCGGATGATGTCGTCTGCTGTGAGGGGACCACTCCCCCTGCGGCCCCGTCCGGACCCGGACAGCGCGGCCTCCATCTCCTTACGGAACCGCTCCTGCAAAGGCTCAAACACCGTGGCGGCGATCAGGTTAGCGAACGTGTCCTTAGCCAAGTCAGCGATGGAGTTAAAAAAGTTCTTGAACGAGTCCTTGTTCAGGTCAAGTGCATCACGTACACTGTCGGTCAGGCTCTCAAACAGACGATCGCTGCTCTCTTGAATGAGAGACGAGATAGCCTTTTCTTGAGCGATACGCTCTTCGTTCAACGTGGTTAGAGTTTCGTTTTCCTCCACCAAATCCGCATAATCGCCGATCTGTCCAGTAAGAACATCACGTTGTTTTTGAAGCTCGCCTGTGCGGTCGCCCTCAGTTTGGATGATGTAGTCGATTGAAGCAATCTGCTCCCGGAGGGGTTCAGTCTCGCGACGGAATGCGGATACGACGCCGCTTTCCCCATCAATCGAAGCTTGGAGGTTTTCGTTTTCAATGGCCAGCTTGCTCATTTGCTCAGTCAGGCCGGGGAAGATATCGCGTGACAACTCGCCTGCTAGACGGTTGTAGCGATCTTGGTTGATAACGTTGAGAGCCAATGCCTTGTCTAGGTCGCCCAAACCACGGTTAAATTCTTGACGCGCATTCTCAGCATCGTAGAAGCGAGATTCCATTTGAGCAATCGCAGCGGACGCGCTCTCAATCGCTTGCTCCCGTTCACGAGCAGCCCTGCGTTCAGCAGCAATAGAGCCGCTGTTTGAACGACCACCACCGCCGCCACTGCTCGAACTTCCACCACCACCGGGGACTGTTGCAGTAGTAGCTTGCTCGAACTCGTATTTTTGCTTCTGAAACTCGCGGTAGGCGAGGTACTCAGCTTGACGAGCATCAGCTAGTATGTCGTTGGTGCGGTCCAATTCCATGCGATCAAAGCTGGCCGAAAGACGGAAGGCATCAGCGGATTTTGACTGCGAAGTGCCGGAGCGCCTAGCCGAAGCGCTGGAACGATCGTACTCAGACTGAGCAGCTGCTTGCGCGGTCTCAGCTTCGACCCGGAAGGCCTTGGCGACCTGAATGGCGGTCCACTGAGCCGTAAGGCCCATGCGGTATATGTCTTGAGTAAGAGCGCGGCTAGCGCCCGCCAGATTGCCCGCACCAGTAACACCAGCGTTCTGGCTCTTGGTGAGATTTTCTTGAGCGATACGCGCTGCGCGGGCTTGCTTGTAGTAAGTGCCAGCAGCGTTGGACGCGTCACCCATCTCGTTCGACAGAGCGGCGATGCGGTCCGTGGCGAAGTTGGCCTTGCGGTCCATCAACTCAAGTGCTGTAACGACCAGACCGATCGGCCCAGCAAACCGAAGAAGAGACGTGGCCCCGCGAAGGACGGAGGTGCCGAACGCTTGCATGCCAAGCTTGGAACCGCCCAAACCACGACCAAGAAACTGCATAGACCGATTGGCGGCGGTCATAGTCGTGACCATCTTGCCGAGCTTGAACACACCAGCAACTAGAACGATGTTACCCAGCGTGTCGATGTTGTCTGCAAGCGTGACGATGGCGGTGGCGATCTTGTCCGTGGCCCCGGTTGCGCTGTCAAATTCGCCGATGGCTTCAAGGATTTTGTTTTTCGCTACTGTAATAGAATCGCCGATGGTGAGCGGGATTTGTGCAAACTCTTCTGCCAAATCAGCAGTGATGTTCGCTCCGCCCAACGCCAAGACGAGTTCGTCAATACCGATTACGCCTTCTTTCGCTTTTTCACGAATGTTGCTCAGATTAATGCCTAGGTGGCCAAGCTCACTAGACAACGCGGCGGCAATCCGTGGACTGTTCTCCAAGACCGAGCGTAGTTCGTCACCCTGAATGCGGCCAGACGCGAAGGCCTGAGCCAACTGCTGTGTGGCCGCGCGGGCTTCACTAGCCGCAGCACCCGAGATTTTCATCGCCTTGGCGACGTTTTCCGTCACGATCAGTGCTTTTTGTTGGGTTACGCCATATTGCTCGCCAGCTTGAGCGAGTTTGACGAACAGCGAAGCGTTGGCCTGATACGAAGACCGGGTACGTTCACTGATGGAAAGCAACGAATCTTGACGAGCAGTCAATTCAGCCGTACTATCGGTGACGATTTGAAGACGAGCGGCAACCAGCTTGTAGGTGTCAGCCATCTCAATGATGCCCTGAACGCCGAAGCCACTAGCAAGGAACAAACCGAGGTTGCGAACGCGCACCATCGACGCAGCGAGACCCAAAAAGGACTTATCCGCGTTTCGTACTGTTCGCTCCACCCGGCCCGTTACGGCAGCTGCACGTTGAGCGCGGCGACTGTAGCCAAGCGAGGCGGTAGAAGCCTTGTTAGTCGCCCCGGCCAGACCTTTTTTAGCGCGGGTGGCGGATTTGGCAGACTTGGTGACGCGGGCAAGCGGAGCATTCAGCCCCTCGATGTTGCCACGAGCGCGCTTCATGTTCGCTGAGTTCAGCGCACGGCCTAAACCGAGAGTGTCAGTCCGAGCTTTGCGGGCAGCTTTTGAGTATTTGCCAAGGTCGTTCGTCAGAACCCGAATGCGACGGGACTGGTGATTGATGTCAGCGGTGTTTTTCTTGATCGCACGGCCAAGATTGCCGGAAGCAGTGGACGCCTCTTTGAGACGGGTACGAAGCTGGCCAATCTCCCGAGACAGGGATTTAACCCTAGTCTCGGCAGTTTTGGAATTAAACTTTACGGAAGCATCGTATGCCAATTACTTCTTGCCCTTTGGTGGTCTCTTCCCCCTAGGTCTATCAGGAGATGCCTGCGATTGCAAGTATATCCCGTCTAGAAGTTCTACGTAGTAGAGCAGGGCGTCGTAATCAGGGCCGACATATTGGTAACGAGTTGCGTAGGCGTCAATGGCTGTCCAAGGTATAGCCCCCGGCCCACCCATGTTCATCTGACGGCAAGTTGTCAGACGCTGGTAAGCTTCCCAGTAATGAATGCACACACTCCAAAGCTGAGGAGCGCTAGCAAGCAGACGGGCGGGGCCTTTCGTCTTGCCCCGCCGCGCCATTTTCCTCAGGCTGTTTAGGTGTTTGCCGTGCTTGAGGTTCCATTCGAGGTATTCTCTGAGTTTCCCTCCACACCTTCATCGGGAACGAAGAGGTCGCCATCCATGGCGTAGGAAATCACCGCAGCGCGCAGGTCTTTCCCAGTTTCAGGGTCGTTGAGAAGCTCGTAGGCCATCTCAGGTGAGAACGGGACGGTTTCGCCACTGTCGCTCACCATGCCTTCGCCGCGCCAGTCGATGACAACCGCTTGAGAAAGCAGACGCTTTGTCAGTTCGGTTTCCAACTCGTCGGGGAGGTCTTTGCCACGCATCGCCTTTTCATGCGGGCCGTAAATCCGGTCTTTGGCGCGCTCTACTGGTTTGGAGCGCATGCGGCGAATCCGCCATTCGATGTCTTGGGCCATTGGGACCCAAACACCCTCTTCTTCGATTTGTTCGAAAGACTTGTAGCTTTGCAGCCCGGCAATTTTCATAGGGAATTCCTTATGTTGGCCGGGCTGCTGCTATGTTGGCTTAGGCCCGGCTGATCTGCATCGAGGTTGATGACGATGCATCATAAGTCGCCTGATACTGCAGTGTCAACATGATGTCCTGATCAATACCGGGGGTAGGAACCTCGCCGCCAGTGAACTTCACGCGAGGCAAAGTGATGGCGTAGTTGTTCGTGCCGTCCGAGATTGTGGCGGTGATTGCCGGAGCGTCATCGTTCATGAACTGGTTGTAGTGGTCCAGCGTTTCGAAGTACGAAACGATCGAACCAGTAATGGCGCGACGACCATAACCAATACCACGTGCCTGACCGCCCGCAGAGGCCAACTTCCGCTGAATACGGTTGTTGTTGTCAAGCTCGATTGTAAGCGACGAGAAGTCAACGCCAGTTACGCCCGAAACAGCTGCTGCCGAAACGTCGATGCCGACCATCGGAGGAGCGTTTGCGGGAGTTTCAGCCGCTGCGTAACCCGAACCTGCAATAGCGCTGGTGGCAGTGGTGTGAGCCATGCCTGTAACGCCCATTGAACCCGTGATGATTTCCTCAGGCTCAATGGAGAGCGAGAAGGAGTTGAAATGCGAACCCGCAAATCGGAAATACGCATCCGTATCACCATCAAGGATACGTTCAAGAGTGAACGAAGGCTTGAGGTTGCTGGCCTTGAGGACGTCGGAGGACCACGTGCCACGCATTGCGGCGGCGATCAGGTCTTCAAGGTTGGGATCAGCGTGAAGTTCGAAGCTGATATCGCCAGACGTTGACAGAGCCGACTTGCGGACTTCGTTGACGTCTGAGTTCGAGTTCAGTTCGTTGCTGACAAGTGCTTCAAAATTGGCGACCAGAGTTTCACCGGTCATACGAATTGTTTTGAACGCTGGGGTGGCTGGGGTAGTTCCTGCCACCGTTTCAGCGACAAAATGCATGGTGCTATCGTTGCTGTCCACGAGATTTATCCTTCAAAGGTGTTGAGATTTCCAGTCACCGACTGTACGCTAGCCACTATAGTCCGAGAAGAACGGAATGTCAACCATTGCAGTTACCAATGTGTCCTCCTCATGTGGCCCCGAAGCGGAAGGCGTCTTACACCGTATGGCGTCTATCCTAACGGGTTTGTTGTTCGGGGCAAAAATTTCAGAAACGTCGTCCATAATGCGCAGAACCTCTGCAGCGCCAACGCCCGTTTTCCCCACGATTTGGACCATGACTGACCCAAAATTCCTCCGACTGGCCCCAACTGAGAAAGGCCCAGACGGCGCTCGTTTTACTCGAACACGGACAACGCGACCTTTGTTGTCAGGGTCGTTTTTCCTGCCAATTAGATCAACCGGAATGTCAGAGTAATCTGAGTTGTCCCACGCATCAAGGAAGTGCTTTTCGAGCTTTTGCTGGTCGTTGAAAAATCCGCTCATACTGCATCCCCATACTGTGCTTTAAAGGCTGATAGGCTGACACGTACCATACCACTGGGCGCTTGTTTAGAGGAACCCCTCTCCAACTCCTCGATGTAGTCTACACTGTTGTTAAGCCAAACGTCTTTAAAAACGGACTGACCACGGAGCGCAGAGAGACCCGCTAAGATGGTCGTGGACCCGTCGCGATCAGGGGGCCTGGGGGCAGTACTCCCCCGTCCACCCACCGACACGTGCCACCCGCCGCGCGCGTACCCGTCTCTAACAGGCGTAGCGTACACGATCATGCCGAACAGCTGAGATATCAGAAAGTTGCGACGGGCGCGGTATCCCTTCGTAAGGCGGGTTTCCGCCTTTTCACGTGTTTCCACGTTGAAGTTGATATCGAAACCACTCACAGCGAGACCACTTCTGCCGAAACTTTGTAGTATATCGGGTTGTTTGGCCCCACAGCCGTAACTTTATCCAAGAGAACGGTCCCGTGAGTGGGATTTACGATCTTGTCCCCAGTCTTGACTTTAGCAGACTTGGAGCGAACAATCAGCCACTTTCTGGACAGTATGTAGTCAGTGTCAAGGTTCTGTTCAAATCCACTAAGACTAGACGAAGTGGGGTCGAAAAACATGGCTTCAACGTCAAATTCATCAGGGTCGCTTTCACCATACTCCATGGTGTCTCTGTCGTAAGAACCTTCGCCACTTTCTCTACTAAGGGTCGCCTCCCACCCAAACTCGTCTAAAAGTTCAAGGAGAGTGTCGTCCATTTCCGCTTCGAAAGGTGTTTGGTTCATACGCGAGCTAGGCTAACTGTTGAGACGCCGGGTCCAATCTGGTTCAGCCCGGTAGTCAGGGGTTTGAGAATCATCTCCACTGGGTGGAAAGTCTTGCGGTATATATCGTTCGAGAAAGTCTGGCTTTTGGAGACGTCACCTGCGCGCTTTGTCTCTTGAATTGCCAAACGCTCTGTCTGAACGTCAACGAGGCTGGTGGTTACGGAAATCACGGCCAACTCGGCCACAGCTTCCTTTACTTGAATAGGGACGCCAGTTACTAGCGTGTTGCGAACGTACGCCTTACAAGCCGGAAAGGCGAGGCGCTGCGTTGATGTTGATGGCTCAAACGAGTTAAGGTACACGTTGTCGATGAATTGAGTGGCGCGGCGGACGTGAACTTCCTTGTCCGCATCGGAGAGGTTATCCCAACCAGCTTTACCATAGTTGGCGGCATAAGTATCAACAAAGGAGGTTTCGACGTAGGCGTCTGCGTCTTCAATCCCTGTTCCATCTTCGAGTGTGAGAGCCATTTATTCCTCGTATTTCCAAAATGGGAGAGGGGACGGATTGCGCCGCCCCCTGCTCGATTTCTTTATGCGTCTGCGCTGGCTTTGTCAGACGGGGCGGTGGTCTTTTCGGTTTTCTTTTCAGCAACCTTCAAACCATCGTCATGGGCCTTGCTGTCTTTCTGGAACTTGGCGTCAAGCCCCTTCTGCAACTCTGCGTCGGCCTTGTGGCGGGCATCACGCGCTGCCTTGACGTCCTTATGCATTCGCATCAACGTGTTCGGTCACGCGCTCGCGGAGCGTGTCTTCACCGATGTTCGAGGCATAATCGATGTCGTGCTTGTCGGCGTAAGCCTTGAGCGCATCAATGTCGGCGGTTGTGTGATCGAAATCATCGCCATCATCGTCGTCGTCATCTTCGTCCTCTGCCGCGACAGGTCCGGTGCCAGCTTCCTGATGATGCTGTTGGATTGCCAAACGGAGCGACTGCTCAGTTGCCTTGTTGTTGAACGTGAGGCCCAACTCGGTAGCTTCTGCCTTGAGTTCCGCAAGCGTCGCGTCCTCGTCGTCGTCGGCTTCTACGTCAAAGGCTGCTTCCTCGATATCGCTAAACGATGCGACCGGGACTTCAGCCTCCGAATAGGCTTTGCCAACTTTTCCAAGGCATGATGCGTCATCTCCACCGAAGAGAACGACCCCGAGTACACGGCTTTCCACGGTTGTGAAGCGCGTAGCATCTCGGAGGAGGACCGACGCGCGCGGGGATTTCTCCCGGATGGCGGCGGTTTTTTCTTTCAGGGACGCGGCGGTCTCCTGAGCTTCGACCTTCTCGCCGTCTTCATCCACGCTTTCAGCGAGAACGGCGGGGTCGTAATAGAACATGATGTTCTTCATTTAAAGTCTCCAATACGGGGTTGGGGGCCACCTCTCAGTGACCCCCGCGCCCTAGGGTTTAGGCAGTCTCGACGACAACGCCGCCAAGGTCCTTCACGTCCGCGTAGGACTGGTCCCAGTTCGTGGCCGTTCCAACCGCTGCATCTGCAGGGTTTTCACCGCCATTCGTGGTATCCCAGTCAAAGCCGAGGACGCCGAGGTTGTAGGCGTATTCACCTTGGATACGGATACCGAGGTTTTCCTTACCCGTAATGAGCTGGGTTGCCAGCATCATGTTTTCGGTGTCTTCGATTTCCACCGCGCCAGTGCCAAGGCCGAGCATCAGATAGGAATCAATGCCGCCAGCGACGCCATCAGTGACGACGAGCGATGGACTGTCAATCACGAGAACCGGACGGTTCAGAGTGACCGGGTTGGCAGTCGCCAGAACGAAACCGGTGGTGCCGTCAAGGTTGGCCGTGATCTGGTCGCCGACCAAATCGTAATACTGCTTCGAGTGCATCACCCAAATGCCGACCTTCTGAGCGGCGGCGTCGCCCATCTTCGCAAGACCCTTAACGAGGTCCGTAGAAGTGACTGTGCCGGTCGCGTCAGTCGCGCCGTTGTCGTAAACCAGCCCAGCGGCACCCGTTCCACGCAACGAAGTTGCAAGAGCGAGCAGAGCCGTGTTGACCATCTCGACCTGAACCGCTTTAGCAGTTTGCTGGCCGACAATCATGTCAAGCTCGTCAATACCGCTTTGCTGGTTCGAACCGGGAACGCTCACGGGCGAACCGATTTTGCGGAAGCTGTCGTAGCTCTGCGCGATCGGGCCGACCTTGCGGTTCAGCTTGACTTGGTTGAGGGTTGCCATATCGACGTTCTTGTCAGTCGCGTCCGCATTCGACGTGGGGTCCCGACGACCAACCAGACCGGAGATGTTTTGGAAGAAAGCTTCCTCAGCATAATCACCGCGCTTGGATTCGGAAGTCAAACGGATTGCGCCGCCCGACTGTTCGTTGAAAGCATTCGAGAACTGCGTGAGCATCTCGGTGTAACCCGTGTAGATGAACGGATTATCAATGTTGAAGTTTGTTTTGAGGCCCATAGCCATGACGTGTATTCTCCGGAAGTCGCCCTTACAGGGGCAGTTGGTTGTAGGCTTCTTGACCGTGTTCGTTGATGTAAGCCACTTTTTCGCGAGTTGTCATCTTTGAACGGTTAAGAGAACCGCTAGGTGACCCACCGGGTCCAGTTTTGTTGGGTGCACCGCCCCCAGATTGGTTGACCCCTTTAAAGGCCCCGGCGTATTCCGCGTTTCCGCGAAGTTCCAAGGCGAGGTCACGAAGTGTAGCCGGTTCGTTGCTCGAATTGAGCATCGGGTTACCCTCCGCATTCCGTACGACGAGGCCGAAATTGCCCTCGTCATCTTCTTGCACTGCGACCCTATCACGGATGGCTGGCATAAGCAAGGTGGGGTTCCCCTGAATGTCTTCTGCCGCAAGGATGGTCTTAGCTTGGTCGGACACGAGCATCTTTTCGATCTGCTTGGTCAGGCTGCTGATTTTGCTGTCTTTCGCGCTCAACTCAGTGGCGTGATTTTCAGTCATCTGCGCTTTGAGCGCATCGAAATCGCCCGCTTCCTTGAGGCGGTTCTCTTCGGCGGTGGCTTCCGCGTCGATCAGCGCCTGAATTTCTTCGGGGGTTTTGCCGAGATTGGCGTATTGCTGCATTTGAGCAAGCTGCGCCTTGGTGCGCTTGTGGTTGCTCTTTTCATGCGTGGCGGCGTTGCGCAGCCCATCGATGTTGTCGTACTTAAACGACCCGTCATCCTGCTTCACATAAAGCGGGCGGGCGCGTTCAGGAACGCCATCGAGATTTGCGACGCTCTCGGGGAAATCGAAAGCGCTTGGGGAAGGTGAGGGTGAAGGCGAGGGGGACGGCTCTGGGTCGCCGTGGCCGTCCGGTGCGCGCATGTAGCGGCCTGTCGCCCGCTCAGCGGCTGTCATGCGTAGGGGCAGTGCTGCTCCTGAGGACAAGAGGTGTGTACGCTTAGTCATAGTGGTCTCCTAGGTGGATGGTCTGTCGAGGTCTGGTAACTTAGAGGTCCGAAAACGGCTCGTCAAGTCTGGTCCGGCCCAATATCATCGCCATAGAAGTCGTCCGAAGGAGGGGTAGGCTCCTTGTCAGACTCGGCTGGGGTGTTTTCAGACTTGCTTCTGCTGAAAGGATTGCTCAGAGTGATTTTGGCCGCTTGAACAATGCGTGCTATCTGCTCAGCGCTCGGAGCAACCATGTAAAATGTGATCACCCACCACAACACCATCAAAATCCAGAACGCCGTGTTGCCAAGCTGTTCCTGATCTGTAAGCTTGTGCAATATAAAAGCCACAAACAGAAGAAGAACGCATGATAAGACGTAGCTGTAAATCCTACGCCATTTAAAATTGCTTTCTGGAAGGTTGGTCATTCCGGAATTTCCCTGCGGTTCTGCATAGGTTCAAACCCAGTTTGGTCCGACAGATGCCTTTCCAAATCAGTTATGCGGGCCTCTTGCGTTGTCATAAAGTTCGACCTGCCGTCAAGACGATTCTTGCTGTCTAACGACATTTGCAGCGCGGCATCTGCAACAGATGTTGTGTTGAAGAAAACGTACAACGCTGGCAGACCTATAACCAAAACATTAGACAACACAGTGGCGAAAAGCCACACTTTGAAGTTGGCTATAGCTAAGTCTATGTCCTGCTTGACTTCTCGTCGCAAAGAATCAAATTGGTTTTTTTCTTCTGAGTTCATTTTATCTGCCATTAAGCCAACGACCTTCTAATTTATTATTCTTGGTTAGTTTCGTCAACTTCCTCAACTTCAGTATTATCGGAACCGGGGTTATCCCCGTCCTCCGGGCGGCTGTTTTGTAACTGCTCTTTCATTTTGGCAAGCTGTGCTTCAAGCTCTGTAACTTCGGCCTCAGCATCGAACTTGTCGCTAAGCAATCCATATTCCTGCAAGCGAAGGAGGAAAGTCTCTTTGGTAAGGGTTCCTTCCTTGTATGCTTCGAGTAGGACCTTCAAGCTCTCAAGTGTTAGCATGGACTTGATAAACGACGTGTCAACGTTGACAGTGCCGCCCGCGTCCAGTCGGAGCCACTTAGCGTGAAAATAAAGTGCGGTAGCTAGCGCGTCCCGCATGCGATATGCCCATCGGATGATTGGCGCAACGGAATCTGACGCATCGACGTTCACTGCAGTGGCGGTTGCGTACATTCCCGGAGTTTCAAACGACAGTGCAAAGTTTCGAATGTGATCCTCAAGGTCTTTCAACTCAGTGCGACCAGCAGCGAGATGGATACCTTGGCTCTCGACCCAACGCATCGACGCCTTGGGGTCTTCGAAGACGTACGCTTGCATAGGCCCCATCCGGGCTTGCTCTTCAACCTTGGCACCAAAGATGCCGAGGACTGGCCACGAAGCGACGGACAACGCGCGCCGTTGGTCTGACCGGATTTGCAGGTGCTCAATGTTCATTTCTGCAAGGTCTTCGAGTGGCGGCAACGCCTCAAACGGCCCAACTTGTGCGAGGTTCAACGGAACAACTGGCACCATGCCTAGTGTGATGGGCCGGGTTTCAATGAGTTTGTATCCGGTGGCTTCGTTGGATTTGTCGTTCTCGTCCCGCTCGTATACGGTGATTTGATCAGGCTCGTACACGTAAACGCGGAACTTGTATTCATAACCGAACCTGCCCGAGCGCACCTTTTCCCAAGCCCAGTAACGGAACATGGTAATAGTGTAGACTTCGCCCGATTTTTCGTAATCGACGCCAAGCACACGATGTTGGGGAATGTTGACCCAATAAGGGCGGACACCAAGCTCCTTTTCCTGCTGAATTGTCAGGTTGCCAGCGTCCGGAACAGTATGGTAATCCACCAGCAGCCAAGCGATGCCTTCGTCCAGCGCATCGTTGAAGAACTGCTCCGCCACGATTGTCCAGTCGTTGCCGTTGAGGTCCATATCGTCGGAGTGTTCCACGATTTGTGAAGGCACGTCCTTGTTGAAAGCGGGTGGCTTGGAAAACACCTTGCCGAGGATGCTTGACGCAGCCTTGGAGTAGAAGTTGCGGAACGACTTGAGCTTCAAGCGGTTCTTATAGTCCGTATCGTTCTCGTTTTCATAACGAGGAATATAATGCGGCAGTTTTTCGTGGATGTTTTGAGTTCCAAGACGCAAATCGCGACAGGTCTGAGACCGCTGGCGCATGCGTAGGCACTCTTCATTTTCAAAGCCGGGGCTGTTGGGGTCACCCAGTCCGAGGCTCGATGGCTTTGACATGAATGTCATCGTCCATGGCGCTTCTTCGGTGGTTCCTGTCATCACAAATCCTTGGGGTTTAGGTAATCACCGAATACCGTTTAAGCTCTAGTCTGGACCATAGCACGGCCCGCCTCCTCTGACAAGTGGGTAATCAACCAAACAAAAGCGTCCATCCTGTCGGGCGATTTTTGGTTTAGAGAGGGGTCCCACTTGGTGCACTGATTTTCGAGTTCCGAAAAATGGCCACACATGTGAATACGCCCTTGCTCTAGGAGCGTTGCCACTGGCTCTGCCCGGATGGATTTACCCCGAGTTGCGGAAACCATCTTAACCGGAATTTTGTCGTCTACTTTATGGATGTTTCCTTTGACGAGCGCCCCACCGTTGTTCACCTCAGCCACGATGTCGTCTGCTTGGTGCAAGTAATACGCCCGCGCAGCCTTTCGGCCCCATTCGTCGGGTTTGGTTGGGTTGAAACTCGCATCTGCCGTAACGTAGAAGTGATCGATGCCGCCTATTTTCTTTTTGCCGCCAATGATAATGCCAGCCTCGTCCGAGTTAATGTCCTCTTTGACTTGGGGGTCCAATGCCACAGAGACTTTCTCCATGTCTGACGGTGCTTCCGTGAGGCGGGATTGATCGAACCATGCGCCTTGGAACAGAGCGTTTGGATTGTCTTCTAGGATTTCGCCCTCTAGCTCTTGGCGACCCAGCCGCGTTCCTTCATAAGCCGTGATAACCTTTTTGAAGAAAGGCGCAGCAAGGTTGGACCTATTCTCGTACGTGGACCCGGTGGTCAAGTGCGTTGATTCATCTTTCGCAATCTCTCGAACTAGATCAAATGGCCGTGGAGTGGTCGTAATGACACCCTGCGGCTCGGACCCTAGCCGGAAGCCAAACAGGAGGTTGTCCCACGTGTCTTGCATGTTGTTACCCCATGCGGCGATTTCGTCGGCCCAAAACGCCCCGCACTGTGGCCCCCGCAAGCGGTCTGGTTCCTCGGCTGAGAACATTTGGGCTATAACGCCGTTTGGCCATACTATCCGCTTTTTGGATGGCTGGAACTCTGGCTTGAACCATGGGGAGCTTACGCGAAGCAATCCGCTCTCTCCCTCTACCATAACGTTCCGAACGTCCCCGTTTGTTGGCCCTACGAGGTTGATGTACTCTACGGTTCCTGCCTCTGCAAGGCTTCGAACCCACTCGGCCCCGATGCGCGTCTTGCCAAACCCCCGGCCAGCTAGAACTAACCAGTAAACCCAATCACCGAGCGGCGGCAATTGCTTCTGACGTGCCCAAAACTCCCACTTGTACTTGAGGGCAAGCATCTCCTGCGCGGGTAGACTTTCAAGGAATTCTTGAACCTGCTCTTCAGATAGCTCTTCCGAGAGAGTGTGTATGTTCAGGTCTGCGAGGTTCATGCTTCCTGCTGCTCTTGGTCTATTGTGACGCCATGCTCAATTCGACGTTGCTCTTGGTTCTTTTTGACAACCTCCATCATCTTGAACAGAGCGGTTTCTGCCGCAGCATCGGCGCGTCGTTGTTCCGCTGTCTCTTCGCTCTCCGCCAGTCCGGTTTGCTTGGCGAGGAAATCCAGCGACTTAAATTTGTCGTGGAACTCGATCTGCATGCCAAACTGCCCCGCTTTTACAGATTTAACGGCGGTGCGGGCGTGTTCGGGCCACAGGTGCGACGGGAGGAGCGTATTCCCTAAATGGTCGAATAGCATCACGTCAGTCAAGTCCGTGAAGGCGATGTCGGCAATTTTCTGGTTGACATGCTCGGCGCTGATTTCCAACTTCTTCATCAAAGCTTCTGCGTGTGCCTTGATTGCGTCTTGCACCACAGTTGAAGCAAGATAACGGCTCGCCATGCGTTTCAACTTCGCGCGATCGTCAATATCGTAACCGAGACGCGCCATAGCGGAAACCTCGTTTCGATCAATCATGTAAGACCGAACGAACAGTTGCTCTTCAAGTGTGAGGTCATGCCCAAGGTCATCAGTAGCCCAAATCTCTTGAGCTAGATACCTGCCTCGTTGGCGAGGAGGAATGTCTAAATCCGTTGGAGGGGGAGCGTCTTGGTTTTCTTGTTCGGTCATTGTTATAAAATACCACTACTATGCAGCGCCCGTCAAGTAGACCCTAGGTAAACTACACGAAAGTCCTGCGGGCCGATGTAAACGTTGTCAATGTCGTCTGCCCCCACGTAAATGGCGGGGTCGGCGGGTGCGCCAGCTGGTTCTAGCGTATCGATGTTGATACCCCAAAAACTCGACCAACCGTTAAAGGCTGCGATAGTTCCCCCCTCGCCTCCGTTTATTTTCCCAGCGGTCACGCCGATTGTGTCATTTAAGGCAGTGCTTAAGAACCCGATGTTGTTAGAACCCCAACCGTACGTATCGGTGGTTGATTGATTTCCTCTGCCATAGTCTCCCGCCACGGAGTAGGTTTGTTCTGTAGAATTAATCTTGAACAACGAGTAGGCTGTAGCTCTGGCCGCGCTAGACGTGGTGTACCCGCCAGCCACGTTGGCCCCCAGTAAGTAATTCCCGGCTTTGTTAGTTCTTACTTGATTTGAAGAGGCGGCAGTAAAACTCGCCGCGTCCATTATGTCAACAGCGTTAACAATATCCATGTCCACTCTGGTGCCAGCCGAGCTTAGGGATTGTTGAGAATTACTACGTCCCTTAAAAACTTCGGTTTCGTCGTGGAGTTCCAAAACAAGCATAGCATGGAGCGGGTCAGAACCAGTAACCGCTACGGTTACGTCCGCCCCGTCCGCTGGAAACGGCGTTACTTGATACCCACAAAAACACGACTGTTTAACCTCTACTTCGTCCTCTCCAGTTTCATACAGAGTGCTAAACATTTCTCCTATGTTGTTGTTGCTGTTATTTCTGCAGTAGCTGTAACCTTTACTGGAATCATCAAAAGAGCCGTCTATTTCAAACCCGTGCCACCTTTGCGTACGGGTGGTGTGAACGTTATCCCACGCTTGCCCGCCGAGAAGCATGTACTTCTTGTTGACGCCTTTTAACAAGACGGTATTCGAATCCAGTTGTATCTGAGCGGTGTCGCTTTCAGTTGTCGCTGACCATCCCACTACATCGGTGGGAGTTGTGCTGCCCGGAATTGCGGTTGAAACAGAAGAATACATCCCAATGTTTGCATAGTGGAAGGGAGTAATTTGAGCTTGCGCCCTGACAACTCTTCCGGTGGGAGTATCAGTATCTCTCTTCCATTGGAATTGTATTTCTGCCCCGGCGCTTGGGTTGTGAATGAAACACCACACTCTGACAAAAGCACGGTCTTCGGAATTGTCTCTGTTGTACCCCGATGCTCTGGCGCTTACAAAATCCCCGGTGCCAGACGTGAGGGAGAACTGTCCAACTACGTTATGACGACCATTGCTGGTGTCCTCAAACTCAAACCCGGCTTCCAATAAATAGCCGTTAGCCAACCCGGAAGAAGGCAGGGTAAATGTGGAAGTCGCGGAGTCAACAGAATACGCAGAGCTATCGTTTCTTGCCTCAGTTGGAAACATTTCCGCAGGGGCAGAATACGAGGTTGTGGGGATGATCGCAATGTCATCCCCAGTAAACTCTGCTAGAAGGGCTACCATTAGCCCGTGATCACGACCCGGAAGCCGTTACTTGCTGGCGCAGTCGCGAAAGCAATTGTGACCCGGTTGGTGCTTGGTCGAGTTTCATCGGCAATAACAGTGTCGTAATTTCCACTGTTGCGGTATACCGTGACTTGGACGTCGCGTGTTCCGAAATTGTGGTCGATGTTGAAGCTCGTTGCTGAGCCGTCACCGATGGTTTGCGACATTTTGAGCTTGCGACCAGACCAGTTGGCCAACTTGTTCGGCGTAAGAGCGCGAGCATCGTCCGACCCGGCGTCTGTTTCCGCTTGCGTGGCGATTTCGATGGTGCCGGATGTGGTTTCACTGGATTGGGGAGCCGCCGCGCCGAAAGTGGACCATGAAACGTTGTCCGCGCCAACAGTGCCATTAACTTCGGTTTGGCGGAAGGTTGTCCCAGCGCTTGTCCCCTCTTCAACAGTGACCACAGCCTGTTCAAGTTCATCGAACACATCAGCGTCAGCCGAACGAGTAAGAGGGTTTGCCGAGCCATTGAAAACGTAAACCCCGTTTTCCGTAGCATCGGACTGGTCTTTCACCAAAACGCGGTCATTGTTTGACATGGTGACGCCATCAATAGTGGCACCGGGACCCGAAAGGGTAAGGTTAGTCGTCGTAGCGACGCGAACCGAGTCTTTCCAAGCCGTGGGTTGCACTGCGCCGTCAACGTAAGCCTTCGTTGCCGCATCCTGATTGCTAATTGGGTCAGGAACGTTAACTGGACGAGCGTTGTTTTCGAAATCAAGATCGATTAATTGTGGCCGAGCCATTGTGTAGTCCTTTACAGAAGAATTGCCGTACCAACGTAGGGTTGGTCAAACGTTATTGTTAGCTGATTCTCCGAGTTGTGCAGGACCCCTGCATCTACCTCGATTCCGCCCGGAGACAAAACGGAAACGCTTGCTGGGCGTCGGCCCAAATTATGGTTGATAACCCAAATACTGGAAGAGACTTGCTGGTCGTGTTCATACCTGCCGATTTCACTGCCTGAAAGCCCTCTGGCACCGACTTCCTGAATTACGACCTCTGCGCCGCTCTCCTCCGAAATTGATACAGAAGTTCCTGAGTTAACATCGGTGATGACAACCGTTGTTTCTTCGGTGGTTATCGAAACACTACTGGTCATTGCACTTCAATTACTAAGGTGCGCAGGGGACGATGCTCGCCAGTGGCCAGAATGTACTTGATGCGGAGGTTGTGTTCTCCCACGGACAAGTTCTTTGTGCCCTCCGCGTCGTTGTCAACCAACTCCGCAACGCCATTGGGGCCATCTGTAACCTGAATTGTGGGGTCAAACCCCTCGGACATATCGTTCTGAAGAACTTCCCATGTCGCCCCCGTGATGTCCATAGGAACCAGAGGGTCATTGACACTGGCTCTCGGTTCGTTCACAACTAGACGCCACTTCACTGTGCCGCCGCGCCTGATGATGAAATCTGCCAAAGTACCAGCCTTTTTATGAATTTGGTACACGCACCCTAGCACCGAAAAGTGCCTAAGTCAAGATCACTGCTTCGATAAACTTACTATAACGCGAAGTTATATTTATATTCCCGATTATGCCCGGATGCTCTGTCGCTTGGGGGCTGCTTCGCGATACCCCCGGTTTTTGGGGGTGTACCCCCACTGCGCAACAGGGTTGCGTTGCCCCCCATTCACCGCGTAACAGCGTTGCGTCGACCCCAAGGCAAGACGTAACAGCGTTGCGTTCCCGCGTAACAGAGGCAGTGCCGCGACGTAACGGACACAGTGCCACGACGTAACAGCGTTGCGTCGACCCCAAGCAACGACGCAACAGCGTTGCGCAAAGGCCAAGCACCGAAGCAACGGAGGCAAAGAACGCCGAAAGCAGGGGGTAAGCAACCCCAAGCGGCGGGGTAAGCAAGGCAAAGAACGACGAAAGCGCAGCGACGAGCGGGGCAAAGAAGAGTTCGACCACACGAGCAAACGACGCAACAGCGTTGCGTGGGAGCCAAACAGCGACGCAACAGCGTTGCGTGGGAGAACAACGAAGGCAAAGCAACGACGCAACAGCGTTGCGCAAGGGGCAAGCGCAAACGCAACAGCGTTGCGCAAGGGGCAAGCGCAAACGCAACAGCGTTGCACGCGTTCGCGGATGGGGGCCGCTTGGCCTTTCTTTGCTTCGTTCTTTCGCGCGCTTTGCTGCGTTGCTTGGTTCGCTTGCGTCGCTTCTCTACGTTGCTTGGGTCGCTTGGCTCTGCGTCTTTGCCTCCGCCAGCCGAAAAGACGGAAACAAGCAGAGAAAAAGAAGAAAAACGAACACAAAAGCGCCCGCAAAACCGAAGCCAAGCGGGCGCAGGGGGAGGGGGATCAGAACCGGGAAACGGAAGAAGGGAGGGGGACGGGAAGCGAGACCTCGAACCAACACCGAAAGAGAGGGCCAGAGCCGAACACCAAACGAAAAGCGAGGAGACGGACACGGAGAGAACCCGGAGAGCCGAGCCAGTCCACGGACACGGACGGGCGGGGAAGACCGCAAGACCGGAGCGCAGCGAAGAAAGCGGACCAAGAACCCCGACCATCGACGGGGGAAAGACCGGAGCGAGAAAGGGACCAAAAACGAACCATGTGAAATCTCCTGTGTTGATCCCCCCTTTTACCACAAGCTGGTGGGGTTGTCAACCCTTCTCGTGCGGTTCGTTGCGACGGGCGGGGCCGGAACCCCGCGCCGGGGAGGTCAGGCGGCGAGGACATCCGCTGTGGCGTGGGCCAGCTTGTGCAGGGTCGCCCAGCTGCACCCGGTCTCGTCCTTGTCGGTCAGCAGCAGGTCCACGGCCTCCTGCTCGTCGGCGCTGAGGGTTCGGCTGTGCGCCGCTGCGGCGGCGGCGTCGTCCACGGCGAGGGCTTCTGCGCCCCCGAACCCGGCAGCGTAGGCCCGGAGGGCGGTGGCGAGGTTGGCGCGGGTGGTGTCGGTGTTGGTGGTCACGGTGTCGTCTCCTGTGTTGTGTCCCCTTGTACCACGGGGAGCGGGCGTTGTCAACCCCCCGCGTGCGGTTCGTCGCACGGGTCGAACGGTTCGTCGTTGCGACGAGCGGAGGGGGGCCGGACCGTACGAAATGTGTTACTGTTGCAACACGGTAACACGCGGTTGGCACGGTTCTTGCAACGCGCGGGCGCTCGCGCGCGCCGAACAGAAGCCGACACGACGAGCCGCACGGGCTTGCGACGAGCCGTGCTTCCGTTGCGACGAGTTGCACGGGAAGGGTTGACAGGGCCAATCCGGCGTGGTAAAAAGGGACATCGGCAGCAAGGGGGCCACACGGGCCACCCAGCCGACACACAGGAGAAGACAGATGACGAACACCACAGACACACAAGCCACCAAGCTGACCCTCAACAAGGCGCAGGACACCGTGACCATCAAGGCAGGTCGCAAGAACATCGGCAAGGTCGAGGTCCCAGCGGGCCTGACCCAAGCCCAAATCGAGGGGACCCTCGCCGCAATCGACCTCGCGACGGTCACCGAACAGACGATCGCCGACGCGCTGGCCGCGATGCTCGAACGCAAGGGCAGCGTCATCCCCGACGACTACCGCCACCAGTACGGCGTGGACCAGAACTGCGGCGACAAGATCGCGGCGGACCTCAAGGCCAAGACCACAGACGGCAAGGGCAAGGCCGACATGGCCGCAGTCGAGAAGGTCGCGGGTCAGAACGGACTGGGCGACAAGTACGACCAGTGGGTCAGTCGCGGCCTCAACAACGGCATGGTCCGGATGAACCTCGGCAACATGCTCCGCGCCAAGGCTCGCAAGGGCGAAGAGGTCACCATCTAAGGACAGGTGCGCCCCTGAGGGGCTGGGCTTCGGCTCGGCCCCGACGATGGCGAACTTGCCACACACAGGAGAAGACGAATGCCGAACATCTACCTCACCACCGCGATGCAGCACCACGAAGCAGAAGCCTTCCGGGAAGACGTCCGGGCGATCACTCAAGACAGCAGCGACTTCGACCTGTTCGGACCGGACGCAACCCGCGCCTACTCGAACTGGGAAGCTGAGGAGACCACGACCGAACTGGAGAACGCCAAGCAGGTATTCAAGAACGACTGGTCAAGCGACGCAGCAGAAGGCGACGAAGACGCGGTGGAGATGCTGAGCAACATCGAGCATGGACACTGGAAGAACAGCGGCTGGACAGACCGCACCCCACACTTCGGCAGAACCCAGACATGGACGCTGACCTCACTTGAGGGCGAACTCCTTGGCTACCTCTACGTTCGCGAGATGCCGCTTCTCTGAGACGACTTGACAAACGCAGCCCGACGCGTTAAGGTCGGGCACCAACACACAGGAGACACAGACATGGGTTACCTCGAAGTACAGCTGAGAACCGCCGCCGCCAACTGGGCCATCGCCCTTCTGAACAAGCGGCCCGAAGAGACGCAGGACGAATGCGCCGCGCTAGACCGCGCCATGAACCCCAGCGACCTGCACCGCACCCGCCTTTGGTTCGCCTTGGCGGCGCTGCTCGAACACGACGACACCGACTGCGCAGAGACTTCGCGCCAAATCTTCGAAGCTTTGGGGGAACCCTCATGAACACGACCTACGCAAGACCGACCCGCTACGACATCGAGGCTATTCGGGCAGTCGAACACATCCTCGAAGAAAGCGGAGCGCCAGCCTTAGACGGCGATCTCGAAGCGATGGGGATTGGCGAACAAGCTCTGGCAAGCTGCGACCAGCGCGGCTGGCTCACGAAGATCGGCGGCGAGTTCCACCTAACCGAAGCGGGCCGCAAGACGGCAGAACACTGGGGGCGGTGATGGACTGGGAAGCCAAGGCGCGGCGACACGCACAGACCGCAGCACCAGTTCTGGCCCTCGGCGCGGCTGGGGTCCTGCACGGTGAGTGGTGGTCCATCCCCCTAGTCTTAGGACTGGCCGCAGCCCTCCGCTAGAGGACTAGTGCCCCCGATACAGACCGCAGGCCTCGCTACCTACACAGGGCGGCGGGGCCTCGTCCTATAGGGGTAGTGGTCTCTCGACCCTAGTCGCGTGGCAGAACAATTCGCCCGTGCGCGGACCCGCGAAACCGCGCCGCTCGACCTTCACACAGGCAGAAGGGAGCGACGCGGCACGGGGGAGAGGTGGTTAGCCTCCCAGTTCGGGGCGACGATGCGCCCACGAATCCCAGCGAATTTTGTCAAAAGAGGCATCCGGGTAGTGTTCGGCCCAGAGACGCCGCTGTTCGCGCTGCAGTTCGTACGAATCCCCAGTGCCCGCAGTTAGCTGGCGCTGAATTTCGACGATACGGTTCGCAACGTTTGTCATAGTGGCTACGTTAAAGCACGGTCTTGGCGTTGTGTCAAGGTGACACGGAGAACAATTCTCACATGCACCGAGGTGAGGAAGCATTCTGCCACGCTGCGACGCAGCTGAGAATAGGCCATTAATTCTAATGAACCTGAGACCCGGCGACTAATCGAGGTATTCTGGTGCGCGTCGAAGACGTGGAGTTCAATCGAGGCTAATATTCTATGACGCGGCGAAGCCGCAGACTGGTGGCCCAATACAGGCCCGTGGCTCCTGACTGCATTACCCCTAAACTCTAGTGTTATAACACAGTAGTACACCTACCTCTCAATGGACCGCGACCCCCTTCCCTACATCGGTCCATGGTCCGGTCCACTACATCGGTCCATGCCACGAGGCCCCGAGAGACGCGGGATGCGGGCCTCCGTGGACCGCTGGACCGCCTCGCGACCATAGCTCTCCGGGACACGCCCCACCCTAAGACCCAATACTGCTCCCCCCCGTTTTCAGCCTTTTTCCCCCTCTCTACACTTTATGTGTAGGGCGGTCCAGCGGTCCAGACTGGGCAACCGATCGCGGAGAGACGCGGCCTCAGGACATGGACCGATGTAGTGGACCAGAGGAGGACCGGACTGAGAGCACTACTCCTCTTCTTACATCGCACCGTCAGAGCACTATTCCCCGCCGACCCTACTTGATGTTTACATCGCCAGACAGTTGCACTTCGAAGTCCGCACGTGTTACTGATGTACCACAGTAAACCGACATAACACACCTCCGAGTTGCAGTCAGAATAGCCCTAGTGTAGTTGGGTCCCAGCGTCGCTGCGTCTAATGGTCGAATAGTCACGGGGTCTTTGCCGTCGCTGTGTCCTAACATCAATTCTCCGTTATATCTTGACCGCACTATTGCTCCATGGTAAAAAGAGGGTACACACAGGAGACGATTGA